TTACGGATTTCTTTGCGGATTTCTTTACGGATTTCTTTACGGATTTCTTTGCGGATTTCTTTGCAGATTTCTTTACGGATTTCTTTACGGATTTCTTTACGGATTTCTTTTTATTACGGCCACCACCTGTAGTGAGATGAAAATTATTAACTACACCTTTAATAGGTGGTAAAAATAATTCATTAGCGCAACCACAATTACCAGGAAGTTGAGACATTAAACTATTAGACGCGATCGAGCCACCTTTTTGTACCATTATTAATATTATATAGTGAGATATAATATTAATATTAATAATAATCGAAAAATATATATATATATATCTATACTATTTCATGAATCGGGAATCATGAATCATGAATCGGGAATCATGAATCATTATTCATGCGACAATAGCCGTAGAATATGTAACATTAACTATATTATCACCAACTAATTTTCCCATATATTGTGGATGTTCAATATTATATGTAAAAACATTATTATTTATATCAATGAGATAAGGTTTATTATTTATTTCCTTAATAGTTGTCGCCAAATATGTATCGTCATATAAATTAGTGTGATCTTTACGTTTTCTACCACGTTTTCCTTTTTCTTTCGGTTTGAAATCAGTATCATCAATGCGTCCCTGTGGGAGGTTTTTTTCATGACTCAGACAATAATCGCCAACAGCGCGTCGTGAACGCGTGCATTGTTCACCATCAAATTTACGACCCATACAGCGGTAGCCTACATCTAAAATACGACGATTTCTTTTTTTAATACCCAATTCAGTGGCCATCGAACATGGCTCTAATTTATATTTTTCAATTAAATCTATTTCTGAAATATTGTAGTCATTGGAAATTGAATTTAATGTTTTAAGATATATATCATTTAATTTATTAAATAGTTTAGATGGCAGAAATGGGTCGATGGAGGTCGTCATTTTTTTTATATATATATATATTAATTAATATACAACCTTACATTTTAAATCAATTTTTATTCTTTAAATGTTATGAATGATATTATTATTATTAATATTGTTATTGTTATTATTAATATTGTTATTGTTGAGCACAACCGATATGTTGACTATTATCTTCCGCATCCATATGTGACTGAGAATCATTAGTATTATTATTAGTAGTATTATTATTATTATTATTGGATTTGTGACTAATATAATCCATCATTGACCGCTCATGGACATTTTCAGTAATAACTGTAGAATTATCATTTATATGGGTTGCCAATAATTTGCGGATATACGTTTTTTTTTCATCACTAATACGCTTATTTTTCGGAAATACAATATTAAATAAAATAATTAAATTTCCTTGTGAATTAATCCCTTCGCCAATAATTACTTTTCTCATATTTGGTTCTATAATTTCAGCAGATTCCATTAATAATACCCGGTTATCAAGATGAGTAATATTGAATTTTGAACCACATAGAGCATCAATAAGCGACATATCGTAAATATAATGTAAATCATATCCATCTAATTTAAATTTTGTATGATTTTTACAATATAATTGTATAATGAGGTCGCCATAACTATTTAATTCGGGATATTGGTCTCCTTCACCTTTTATTATAATTTGATGTCCGTCACTAAATGAATTTTTCAACTCCACGGAATAACTTTTTTTGATTTTTACCACTTTATGCGTATTACATGTTTTACACTCATCGCCATCTTTAATAGATTTACCTCGTCCAGCACATTTATTACATGGACTTTGTGTTTGTGTCATAAAACCTGGACCCAATTGCATTACTTTCAATATCTGACCAGTTCCATTACAATCTTGACAGCGTATATACGAACTACGTGTTTTAGCACCAACACCCAAACAATCACTACATAATACTTGTTTTTTTAAACTAAAATTAACGGTTTCATTATTATATATTTGAGACAAAGTGACATTTAATATTTCCTTTTTTGATGGTGGTGCGCGCGCACGTTGTTGACCATGACCATGACCACCAAACATACCAGAAAACATATCAAATGGATTTTGTCCACCCCCTCCATGATTCATTTGTTTCATACCTTCTAATCCAAATTGGTCATATGATTTCCGTTTGTCTTCGTCACCCAATATGTCGTATGCCATCGATATATCTTTAAATTTTGTTTCAGCCACTTCCTTATCGTCTTTATTTCTATCCGGGTGCCATATCATGGCCAGTTTTTTATATGATTTTTTAATGTCGACAGCCGGAGAATTTTTAGAAACATTTAAAATATCATATAATTTTGTGTCGGGTTCTTGCTGTTGTTGCTGAAAAAACATTCCAGATCAGTTTTATTAATAATAGTTATACTATAGTTTTAAATATAGTTTAAATATTGTTTTAAATATAGTTTTAAATAAAGTTTAAATAATCACAGGTTTTAATCAAAATATTTACAAGTTTTAAAACTTAAACTATGAATCTGTTTATCGTGTTTAGCACTTAGACCGGATAAAAACGACGGTAATTTAGTATTATTACTATTAACAGAACCACATTTAGCACTCGCATATTTGAAATTAGAACTCTGCAGAGGTTCTTCACCAATAAAATTAATAGCCGGGTCGGTTGTTTTACCCGTTTCTAAATTTTTACAAAATATTTTTAGACCTTTTATTCCCTTATCGTAGTCAAATACACTATCCATACGATATATAGCACTACCTTTGGGACACTTTACCTGTTTAATATTTAATTTAGCTTCCTTGTCACCCCATATATTTCCTAATGTATCTGTTTTACCATCCGCATTGATATATAGATATTGTAATGAGGTTATCATTTTATCATAATTTGCTATAATACCAGTTATATATGATATATCAGCTGATTTATCATTTTTACACTGTGGGCATTTTTTAGCATCACCTAATATTTTGTTTATGGTCTTTTCTTTCCATTTTTTTGTTTTCATATCATTTGTTTTACTAAATAATGAATCGTCCACCATAACATTGTCCTGGGTTTCAGAATCCGTTTTAAATGTTTTTATTTTCAATGAGCATATATCACATTCTTCATTTTTACCTTGTTCACCTGGACTACCACGTTCCCCTCCTGGACCTTTTCGACCGACATGTCCTCTTTTAAAGAAATAGTATGACAAAGTAAACATGGCAAGAAAACAGTTTAGAATAAAAATATGCCCAGCGAAACTAATACCATTAAGAGCATATACATCAAATTTACCACTCGCAGCAACCATTTTATATATGACCCCAATCGCATATGCCGACAATAATATAATCACCAATAATGTAAAAAAAATAACACGCCAATCGAATAATAATAACAATAAATTCTCCATAAATTGCGATCGGGTTTCTGTGCGATTCGTTATCTCGGTTTGTTCTGTATCGCCAATATATTTACCAATACTGGCGTCCATATAATCAGCCGTTTCCTTTAAATCGGTCATATTATAGTATATGAATATAAATATTATGAAAATAATATACGGATTAAGAATATACTTATATAGTATTTTTACAGCATAAATTCCAGTTATTTTCTAATTTAACTGGTTTTTTACTCCATCCTTCCGGGCATTTATTGGCTGAAGGCAAACAAAATTGTTGTTCGGACAATTCCTTTACATCATCAATTTTACATAATTTGGGATGCACCCATTTATGTTTATCACCATCGTTATTACCAACAGTGAAAGGCACATTTTCTATATGTTCAGTGTCTACTTTCAATCCTACCGTGGCAACCATATTAACGGGATTTTTACAATATGGCGCTAACACATATTTATCACTAATTGGCAATTTATTTTTTTTAGCACAACATAAACGTGGTTTAAAATTGTAGAATGTATTACCGGATGTATCAATACCAGCACTAACATTTTCTTTGGTATATTTAAATCCAACTGTGTCTTTATCCGTTTCATTCACAATCCATTCCAATGATTTATCAACTACATTATATGGACCATTGCATTTTTCAGCTATGAAACATACACCATCCGCGTCAGTTTCATTTTTAAAATTCGGTTGCGCCGAAATATTCAACGCCGGCAATTTTATTTTAGGTTCCAGCGAACAATTGGCAAGAACTTTATCGTCTTGATCTTCTTTATTTAAGGTTTTTTGTATGATAGTATCGCGTTTATAGCTTAATGCCTCACCACGCAATTTAACGGGTTTGAGAAGGAAACTATGGCGTCTAAATTTAGTTATATAGAAATCCATAAAACCATCCACATTTTGATAATGCATATTTACAAATTGACAGCCCAAATCCCATCCATAATTCGGGTTATATTGGCGTGTGAAAAAACTATCTTGTTCCGGTGTTACAATGGTTAGATTTTGCATATTATAATTTTTTAATGTATCATTATCCTGTTTCACATAATTGGTTATTTTTACATTGGGATCAATCGCTTTATTATTTATTACCTTTATCGCCTTTTTATCCCAGGTATAATTGATTAATTCTTCCATATCACTATCCCCCGCCCCAGCACTGGCGAAAATAATAACTTTACCCATCAATTTGGTCATTTCCACCTGACCAATATTTTGGCTGGAATAACTATAATTTACACCAAGTAGTTTATTACCTAAATGTTTGATAATAATATCCTTCATTTTTTTTAAACACATGAAGTTCCTATCAATATTTAAATTTAAGGCAATTATCAATGGGTCTTCATAATTATCAACCTTACCAGATTTAAATGCTGTAGTAGCAATTGTATACATACAATCATCAAACGACACACTGTTTAGTGAATAGTTCCAATTTCCTTTTCGTTCACCGACACATATTATAGGATTTGGTGATTTACCAACTCCATCATTAAAGACATCGAGCCATAAGAACCGTGCGCCATATTTTAATACTTTTTCTAATATTTTAGTGGAATTATAATCGAACCGCTGATTTATGGCAGTTAGTGGACGAAAACTACTCGCGACATAGAAATCACATAAACGTAAATCGAGATTATCACGTGTTGAATCCAATGACATATAGTTTTCATATAACTTAATGCGTTCTAAGGCCGAATTTACTCTATATTCCTTTGAAATAAAAAAACTAAAAAATATTACTACAAAGAATATAACCACAACTAAGATACCCTTTTTATATATTTCAATATTATTCTGTAGAATATCCCTTATATATTGTGTTTTTTGTTTAAGTTGATCCATTATTATATAAGAATAATATTAATTATTATTATTAATAATATTAATAATAATAATTATTAATTAAAAGGTAAAATACATTTATACTATAATATGGATAATTTTACATTTTTAATCAGCACCATCAATAATGATATAAAGGATATTTTTAATATGAATACCACCGAACGTGACCACGAAAAACTAATCAGCGTATCACGATGTATTAATACATGTTTTATAGCAACCGACACATTTTTCATAGATACCGACCTTAAAACTACCATATCAAAGAAATTATTGGTAATGTATAATCTTGCCATTAACCTTCCAGATATAATGGAATATGACGTATATATGACGACAATATATGATAAACTCAAAAAAAAATTCACTACTTTTGCTGAGAATTTTCATCACAAGGCATTATCCAAAGACATTAATATAGAATATCATCTTTGCATGATAAATTTCTATAATAATAACGATGTTAATACGCAAAAACTATATAATTATTATTATGATAATGAAGATTATTATAATTGTTTAAAATTAATAGACAAGCATAATTTTTGGGATAGAGTATTACTATATAATAATGTCTGCGATTTTAATATAATACAATTGCCTATGGTGATAGAGTATGCGAAACATAATAAATGCTCTCCATTATTGTTAAAATATATCGGTATGAATAATGAGATTGTCGATAAATGCACTATAAATTATTTAAGTGATATACCTAATATTGGACTGGATATAATTAAAACTCCCGTCCATAATAATCCTACTATTGGATTTATAATTGATAATCTATATACGTCAGTTATTAATTTTATACAGACGTCAACAGCAACTCTAACAAATGGAACCATCATAATATACGATTTATCATCAGTCAACATTAAATGTCGGTGTATAATGAAAGGTATTATCTATCACCGTATTAATGTGGACAACGAATCGTTAATGAAGGAGGCCGATATATTAATCAATATGTGTAATATCGATAATAAATATGTCTATACTATTCTTGCTAAACGTCCCGCTCCAATACAAGTAAATTATATTGGTTATTTAGGGACCACAAACCAAGACTATATTGATTATTATATAACGGATTCGCATTATATTGATAACTTCGATTATCATTTTAGTGAAAAGTTAATAATATTGCCAAATTCATTTATTCCATGTGATCATGAAGTAAATTACCCGGATAACCCGAATACTAAAATGAATTATGATAACATAATAGCGACTATCCAAAAAGAACCGAATGGCGATATGTATGAATTTGTTATTCGCTATTTCTATAAAATTATAAAATATAATATTGACATTATATTCAAGGGTATTTATAATAAGGAATTTTTAATTGAAAGACAGATTAAGTCAATCATTGAACGTTTTAATATTAGCGATGAAAATATGGCCTTATTTAAAACAAACTACAATAAAATCAAAAATCTAAAAAAACGTAATATTAAGGAATCTACATTATTTAGTATTTATAGTAATATTATTTTACCGAAATGTAAACAGAAAAATGTTATTCGTTTTTGTTGTCTAAGTGGATTACGAAAATTATCGCGAAAAGATTTAATTATCTATCAAATTATCTTAGATAAAATACCAAAGAGTGTTTTATATATAATGGAAACGGTTCCCGTTGAAAATCGGGAGAATATATTGAAATATTTCGATTCTACAATGAAAGACCGTATTTATTTTATGCCATATATAGCACAACATCTTAATATGACACGATTATTATATTTTGATTGTGTGCTCGATACATTAAATTATAATTTAAAAACGATGGTTTTTGATGTATTATGGTGTGGTTTGCCGATTATTACGGTCGAGGGTATCACACCTGAAACACGTATTACAGCATCTATCCTAAAAAATGTGGGAGTTAGTGAATTAGTATGTAGTAATACCAATGAATATATAATGATGGCCCAACATCTTGCCGACAAAACTAATTATCAGAAGCTAAAACACCAAATAGAAAAATTACAGTCGCATTCCATATTTAAGATCAACACATTTGTCGATAAATTTAATAAAATATATGGGAAATTAGTCCATAATTATAATAATACTCGCGCAGACAATATCATTATTTAAGGTAATTACTATTATTATTTATAGAAATAATATATAATATATAATATATAATATATAATATATAATATATAATATAACCAATGATGAAATATAGTGAACCCTTGCTTGCGGAAAACCCTAATCGTTATGTTTTATTCCCTATAAAATGGCATAGTATATGGTCTATGTATAAAAAAGCCTTGGCTTCTATATGGACTGTTGAAGAAATCGATTTATCGAAGGACCATAATGATTGGGAAAAATTAAATGAAAATGAACAGTTTTTTATTAAAAATATATTAGCATTTTTTGCCGCAAGTGATGGTATTGTAAATGAGAATTTAGTAGAACGCTTTTGTAACGAAGTCCAGATACCAGAAGCACGTTGTTTTTATGGTTTCCAGATTGCTATTGAAAATATACATTCCGAAACCTATTCACTCCTAATTGATACTATAATTAAAGATGATACTGAAAAGGACCGACTATTTAATGCGATTACCACAATACCATCTGTCGCACGAAAAGCGCAATGGGCGCTAAAATGGCTTGTTGATAAAAAATCGTGTTTTGGAACACGATTGGTGGCATTTGCCGCAGTTGAAGGTATCTTTTTTTCAGGTGCGTTTTGTTCGATCTTCTGGTTAAAAAAACGCGGGTTAATGCCTGGACTAACATTTAGTAATGAATTGATTAGTCGCGATGAAGGTCTTCATACGGAATTTGCTGTATTATTATATTCGTTATTAAATAATAAATTGGATGAAAGTGTCATCAAAAATATAATTGAAGAGGCAGTTACTATTGAAAAAGAATTTATAACCGAATCGATTCCATGTAAATTAATAGGAATGAACTCGGATATGATGAAAGAATATATCGAATTTGTTGCGAATCGTCTTGTTGTTCAATTAGGATACTCGAAAATATATAATGCTAAAAATCCATTTAATTTTATGGATATGATTTCAATGGAAGGTAAAACCAATTTTTTCGAAAAAAGAGTAGCTGAATATTCAAAGGCCGGTGTTAAAACAAATAACATTACAAATAAAGATATTGTATTGGATGCCGATTTTTAAGATGTAAATATACTAATCATTCCAACGACTTTAATGTGTGACGTATTTTTTCACTATAAATACACCCGTGATATTTCGAGTATATATAATAATTCGCATATAATGTAGCTTTATTAAGGTCCATTCCATGAGCCTCTATCAATTTCACAATATTATATCCCCTATCTAAATTTATTTCTGTTGTTTCATTTTCAATTTCTTCAATCGTATAAATGGCATTATGATAATGAATAATCATTGTAGTATTATTATTATCTATTGTTGCTATAAGTAATTATGAATATGAATATGAATATGAATTGTTCGATTTTCGATTTTCGATTTTCGATTTTTTTATTTCTAAAAAAGGGTCTCTCTCTCTCCCCCCGAAATATACCTTTTTACTGGTTCATTTATACTTTTTTATACTTTTTATTTTTTTTTCCTTATCCAAAATGGTTGATGGAATGTTAGATTATGGTGTTATATGTTAGTAATATATTATGGCTAAAAAAAGTATAAAAAAAGTATAAAAAAGTATAAAAAAAGTATAAAAAAAGTATAAAAAAGTATATAAAAAGTATAAAAAAGTATATAAAAAGTATAAAAAGTATATTTCTTAATAGGTGGGAGTTGAAATTAATATATACATTTATAATATAAATGAT